CGAAACACCACGAATTATAGTTGGAACGTACTCTTCCCAACCATGTTCCGTATTGATTCGCCTATTGAATACGGTTATTGTATCTTCGCACAACTGCATATTACTCAATCCCCCGATACAACAGCGGAACGCCATTATCGTCCAATACGCCGAATAGCATCTTGGATAACTGCTGATTGAGTTGAGTTTGTGCATTATCGGATTGTTCGGCTATGCCGCCGTAGCTCTCTGAATACCCATCTGTATTGAAAGCAGAAACAATGGCACTATCTGACATCGCGTCAGCAGAATACTTGCTATCCACCTTTATAATGCACAGCATAGCCATTTTGACTTCTTCCGGGATTTCCTGCATGGCCTGTACACGCGCCAAGGTCAAACGGTCAATCCTGCTACGCGCCTTAAACTCTGCTAAAGCAAATTCAGTTTCGGTCAGCGTACCGCCAAATTGCTGATATTCCGCATATGTCAAATATTGACGTGCCATTGTTTCACCACCTTATTCCTTGGTAACTGTCACGGTATAAACAGTCTTGCTTGTGCCATTAGTTACCGTTATTGTCAATGTGTTCTCTCCGGTGGCCCACTGCGCTGACGTACCGTTTTCAAGCGGTGTAATACCGAGCGTTATCTCAACAGTTGCGTTCTCGTCAGTGGGTGTCGCTGTCACCTTGTTTTGCGCATTCGACGTCGTAACCGTATACTCGGTAACATCTGCGTCAAAGGTAGGTGTCAGCGACAATGTGCCGATAGTAAGCCCGGACAGTGTACTATCGGCTGTTATTCCCCCGCCGGTTCCAGCACAGCGAACGGATAATAGCTATCCGCGCCAAGGCCGGTATGAGTATTGAAGGGCTTCGGAAGCTGCCAACCAATACGCATGACAGCACGCAGAGCAACCATGTCCATCTGAGCAAGGTTGTAAACAACTTCGCCGCCAGCATTGGTGATAGTAGCTTCTGTCAGCAGCTTGTAGGTGATGTCCTGACGCATAGCATAACGCACCAGATTGAAGTCACCAGCAAGCAGCAGAGCGTCGGTATCGTCCCAAATAACCGGGTCAACAAAGTCAACGCCGATACCGGCAATAGCGTCTCGGAACGCGCTGCCGTTACCGTTGGAATAGGACGGAGTAAAGATAGGCTGACCGTTCAGGTCAACAGCGCCACGGAGCATGGCCTTTGTCTTTACAGAACCGATGAATGTATTGACGGGCAGACCGTTATTCTCAACCAGAGACACAACGCCGCTCTCGCCAAACAGTTCGGTATACAGGTCAACGCCAGTTGCAGTCTTGCTATGCTCAACAGACTGGTTAGCCGCAATAGCCGCAGGAATAATACCAGCGGGCCAAGAAGTAGGCTTATCAGTGCCAAACAGAGCCGCTTGGTCAATCTTACGCGCAAAGGCTTCCGCAATACGCGGACGCACCATAGCCCAAATGTCATAGCTGGAATCAGCCAGCACAGCTTCGGGAATGGGGATGATTACCGCCAACTCCTCGGCAGTAATGAATACCTTGTCCCAAGTCATCTTGGAAGTCTGCTTCAAGCCGGTATCGCCATTGACAAAATATGCGTCAATGTTACCAGCCATAACAGGGATAGAAGTCTGCTTGCTCGTCATGTCGGGCATGCGATTAGCATAACGCAGGAAAACAGACTGTTGCGGAATCATCTCGATAATCTCTCGGCTTTCCTGTACCGGGATAAGAGCAGCCGCACCAGTACGGTCAATAACTTGGTCGTAAGTAGACATGTTTTATCCTTCTTTCTTTCAGTCGTAATTAACGCCTAAATGCGTTTCTGATTGCATTGTTGATAATGTCGTTGTTTGTACGGTTCGCATTAGTCAAGTCTTGATTTCCAGAGAAACCGCCGCGCTGATTGTTGTTGTTATCCACGTCAAACAAATAAGCGTCGGACTTTTGAAGGGCTTCTATCTGTTCAGTCAGACCTTCCAGCTTACCGTCCTTCTCGGTAATAGAATCCAGTTTCAGGAGGGGCCAGATAACATCAACGTTCTTGGCCTTGCTGCTTCGCAGTTCGTCCTTGATTCGGTATTGCTTGTTATTACTTGCAATCGTGCTGTCCCTGTCTGCAACGTCCTTCTTCAACTGCTCAATCTGCCTGTTGAGTTCGTCCACATTAGCATTGTTGGTTGTGCTGTTCTTGACCTGATTGTTTAGGTCATTGATTGCCTTGTCTTTATCGGCAATCTGCCCGTTCAGCGTTGTAATCTGCTGATTCAACTGGCTAATCTGGTTTTCCAGATTTGTGACATTGCTTTTCGCACGTCCAATATCATCAGAGTGGATGTCAAGCAAAGCCTTAATCTGTTCAGACGTAGCTTCGGGAAACTGAGCTTTGATGTCGTTTCTGGTCATGGTTCTCCTTTCGTCGCCCTTCGGTTTTTTAGCGTGGGTTCCATCCACTTGGGCTTGATAGTTTTTCGACAGTCCCGGTCTAATGTGATATGAAAACAGCGTCCTATAAAGAACGCTGGAATCAATAATTGAGTGCCTATTTATTGAAATTATTCATAAATATGGCAAATAAAAAGAAATGGACTTACGTCCATTTCTCCCATTATAATTATACCATAAAAATATCGGTTTGTAAAGTGCAAAATCGACGCAAAACCGGTGCAAAATTGCATTTATCCCATATCATCTATTTGTTTTTTGTGTTTTCTCAATTCATCAAATCTCTTGTGAAACGGCTCTATATGTACAATGTTCCCGCGACATTCCTTTGGTATTTTACCATAGAACAATATCGTTTCAGGCTGTAATATCTCTAACATAGCATCATATCCATACATAAACAGCTTTTTACTGTATTCGTGTTTCTGTGTTCCAAGGCTTTCAACGGCTACACAACTATTCTTTGGTTCACCTTCAAAGCACCATTCAATACTGCTGTAATCAGACCACATTATGGTCGGATATACCTTCACACCGTACATCTGCATATACGCGGCTACATAATGCCTACGATACATATTCCATATCTGTACTGCTTTAGGCCAATCTGTATATAACGAAAATGACGGTGATAATACAGCTTGAAATTGAGACAACATTTCAGTATATCGCTTTAGCTGGCTCCATACTCTTTCAAACTGGTAATCGTCCAAAAAGAAATGTACCCCATGATTATTCCTGTCTTTACAGCTTTTAGCGTAATTGAATCCTATAAACTCAACTGGTTCATATTGTTCCGGCTGTATAATTGGAATATCATAAGGCCCGACACCTTCAAATGTTATCTCATCTAAATTGATGGAACGCCATTTATCCGAAGTAGTCCAATTTACATCTGTTGCCATAATTATTTCTTGTTCAGGTCGTATACTCTCGCCTTAATCCGCTTATATCCACGCGATGCAAGCGCAATCACTCGCTCGTTACCACTTATCACGATATACTGCTTTCCGCGCTTTATGACGCTTATAGGCTCATAATCGTTCATCTTATCATGGCTCTCTCTTTCGCGTTGTATGGCTTTATAAGGCGTCTTGTTCTTAACTGTGTACAGTTTGTCAATAGGAATCTGTTTGATGTCATATGTGTGCTTTAGCTCTTCTTGGCTCCATTGCTTTTCTTCCGGCACTACACCACGAAACCATTTCCCGGCAAGCACATATTCAGGTTCCCGTTTGCTTGGATAAACCTGTTTCTTCCTTCGGCTGTATGTACTTCCACCCATAATTAGCTCACCTTCACAGCCCTGAATCCCTGTACAACCATCCTGTCCCTATGTGCATCAAGCCCGGATGCTTCAATCACGTTATCATACTTTCTTACCAAACGGTTGATTTTACCTTGGCACTCTCTACGCAGTTCCATGTCCCCAGCCGCTTTAGCTGCTATCGCTATATCTTTCTGTTTCCTTATATCTGTCTCGATTTGGCGCATTAGCTGTCTCGCTTCATACAAGGTGTAATGCTTTCCGTCAATATCACAGCCTTTAGCGTTATTCTCTGCAAATTCGTCAAGCTGTTCCGTGGTATATTTCGGTTCGCTATACTTTGTGGAATATGAAAATATAAAGTGCATACAGTTCCATTCGCCTATTGGTCTACGCATAGTAGGAAAACTACGTCCTTCTATATCCACGCTTTCCTGCTCTGTCTGCAACTTCTCAAATTCATCATTCATGAAAATATGTCCCTGTACAGGTTCGTGGTCTGGCGCACTATTCGCATGCACGCTGATTTCTTTAGCATCAAACCCAAGTTCTTCACCTATTAAATCACTCGCATGCTGTTGTATCTGTTTCACTCCATCAATGATATTTTGGCGCAACGCGCTATCCAGCCTGCGTTTGAATCCACTCTCATATTCCACCTGTATACCCGCTCCACCAAATTCTCTTATGGTATTGCGCATCTGTGATGTATAATCGCCAAACCCACCCGAAACCGTCAGTATAGCCTTATCCACAGCTTCACGATATGTCTCAGATACAGCAGTTGTGTTAGACAGATTAGTTAGCGTTTCCTGTGTCTGCCTGTATATTGATTCAGTATATCGCTCTAATCTCTCTTTAGAGGCGTCTGTCAAGGGCGTTTCTTCCAACGCCCTTACAAACCTATCATCGTGATAAACGTCATTGAGCGCGTCACTATACAACTTCTTTAGCTCTGGCATGCTTATATTTGCCGCTCTCGCTATACGCTTGTTTATCTCGTGAATATTCTCGTACATTGAAGCCCAAACAGATATGGTGTTGACACTTGATGCTGATAACGCGCCTATTGTCGCTATCTGCTCTGCCACTTTTTCAATATAAAAAGTGTTTATATCGTCAAATTTCCCAAGCATCTTTTTGACGCGCTTTTCCATCTGTTCCGATGTCAATGTACGTCACCACCTTTACCTTCCAGCTGTCGTATTGCCTGTTACTGTCTGCTGATTGTCCGAGCTATATTCTTCTTCCACATTCTGCTGTACATGTTTTCGATTGTTTTCTTCAAGCCTTATATCCTCATCTTCCTGCTCTTCCTGTTGGCTATCCTGTTCTTCAATCTCAGATATAGCCTGTTTCATCTCGGTTTCATCATCCGCATAATAATACCGCAAGAATTGTTCCTTTGTCATAAGCTGCGAATTATACAAAAGCAGATGTTCAGGCGTTTTCAGTCGTTCCACTTCATCCGCTATCTGTTTCTGCGTCCAATCGGGATGCAGCATCCTTACCTTGACTTCCGTAGAAGCTGCGTTAGCTGCATTGAGCAGAGATACCGCATTAGCCATTGTGGAAATGTCATTCGCAAAGCTATCTGCAAATCTCACTTTCACTTGGTCATCTGCGTCGCTGCCGGATTCTGGCCACAGCGCATTATCAAGGTGTATCATAGCCGTCATAATATCCTGTAACGTGGATTTCCAGTACGTTTCCTTCTTTCCACGGGTATCATATGACTTTTTCTCTCTGATATGCAATGCCGTTCCAGATTGCGCCATACCAACAATGTCCATACCAAACGTCTGAGGAGCATAACCGGCAATAGAGACAATCTTCGTCATTAGCTCATTACAAGTCGCCATATGCTCTTCAGACCTAATAGCGAATTGCTGCATCGTGATACTCGGAATGTTTCCGTTTTCATCGTGCATATCCAGCGCAACAAACGTCTCTACATCGGTGTCAAAATCCCATGAAAGAGCTTTAGAATTGCCTTGAAGCATTTCCTTTGTATCACGTTTAAGGTACTCGGCAGGAATGATTGTACGCGCCTTTGCAAGCCTTACATCTCGCATCCAGCTTGTATATGTCTCGTCCAATTCATCCATAAGCCCACGCAACCCGTCAAAGTCACTACGGCCCATAAAGCTATCCCTATATACTCTATTTGGCTTCATGTTCGGAATGTGTACTGCTAACATATCATCAATCGGCACTTTGGTTTCACGCTTCAAGCCATATTCAGCTAAAGCACCTTCACCTTGTTCCTGTCCGAGACTTGTCGCGTCTCCTAAATAAATAGCCGATGTAATTTTGCCTTTTTCGTATAGCTCATAAGCTCTTGTTACCTTACCAGTCTGTAAATCCCTGCTTACAACGCTAAAGAAATGTATTCCCTTTAACACACCAAAC